GGCCGGGATAACGTGCGCGTAAGAAAAATGGACTATGACAGCACGCTGCAGGCGTACACATTCACCACGGAGGAAGAACCGCGCATAACCATCATCTGGACGCCGGATAACAGCGGAGTTAACACGCCGTCGAATACGGGCAACCATGCGCGGCCGGTGCTGCCGAACCCGGTGATCGTTGACCCGCTGCCGGATAATAGCGGCATAACAGCCACCACCAGCCCGGCGCCGGAAGAAAAAAGCTTCGCGGATTACATCCTGATCCTGCCGGTGCCGGATCTGCCGCCGATATATATTTATTTAAACTCTGACCACAAATATTACACGCCCCCAAAAGGTAACCCAGCCTTACCTGCATTCCCGGATGCTAAAAAAGCACAGGCAAAAACGCCAGTGAAGGGAGGGGGGAAACTGCGAAACCGTTGGAAAGATTCCTCAGGAAGAATTTACGAATGGGATTCACAACATGGCACAGTTGAAATGTACGATCGTTCCGGTCGAAATCATCTAGGCGAATTTAACTACGTCACAGGCGAACAGACGAAGCCTGCCGACCCATCCAGAAAGGTGGAAAAATGAATATTATTTACACGATTGATGTTTACAGTAAAGAAACGGAAGACTTACTTTCCGAGATAGAGTTACCACCTGAAAAAGCCCATGAAATGGCTGATATCCTGGGATTAAAGTTCACTGACCGGGAAGAATTTATGTGTGGTATTGGGGTTTATAATCTGACAAAAAAACAGGCGCTCCAGCTCGAATTGTTAGTGGGTAGAATGTTTTTTTCAGACGACGTGACCCTGCAGATCTCTGGAGGCGAGAGCCGCGCGTAAGTTTTCATGGTGTGCCAGTAGCCGTTCATGGGGCAAAAGTGCATTGTGATTGCCCGCCTGGTACGAATTGGGTTATTGCCCCTGCAGGGCAGTGGCTTGGGCGTGGACGAGATCCCGTAGATATTGCCAGGGAAGAACACGCCGCAAAGTTGGCAGCAGAAAAGCAGGCCGAAGAAAAACGCAGGGAGGAAGAAAGGGAGCGCAACCGGGTATTTGCAAAATCCTGCCTGCGCGGTAACGGCTGTAATGATGCTGGCGATCGGCGCGAACCCCACACCAATTTTGCTGATATGGCTTTTTTTCAGGCCATATCGGCCAGCGACCCGGCAACCGATACAGAAGCCCTCCAGCACGCGCAGACCGCCAAAAAGAAAAAGTCAGAAGATATTCCTAAACCGAAAAAACGCAGCGCTCTTTATCGCTGGTGGAACGGAAACCATGAAGAAATGGATTATCAGGCCGCCGTTGCAACTGCTGCAGCTGCTACCCGTGCGCAGACGGCCACGGCAGGCGCCAGCCTGCTGGAGCAAATAGCGGGCCGGGGGCTGACATATGGCACATGGGCGGTGCGCGGTGCTGCCGGGCTGGGAGAAATCGCCGTCGCTGGTCCTGGCGCACCGATCGCCGGTCTGCTGGTCGGGATGTATCCGGGCCGCCTGAACGACGGTGAGCAGGATTTTATCGACCGCATGCGCGCGGAACAGATGCGGGAAGCGCCAACCCGCGTGCGGTTTACGTGGGAGAAAGATGCGAGAGGGAACCCGGTGCCGCGTGGCTGGCATACACCGCCGGGCCGGGATAACGTGCGCGTAAGAAAAATGGACTATGACAGCACGCTGCAGGCGTACACATTCACCACGGAGGAAGAACCGCGCATAACCATCATCTGGACGCCGGATAACAGCGGAGTTAACACGCCGTCGAATACGGGCAACCATGCGCGGTCGGTGCTGCCGAACCCGGTGATCGTTGACCCGCTGCCGGATAATAGCGGCATAACAGCCACCACCAGCCCGGCGCCGGAAGAAAAAAGCTTCGCGGATTACATCCTGATCCTGCCGGTGCCGGATCTGCCGCCGATTTATATTTTTTAAGGCACAATCCCGGACAAGTTACGGGCAAAGGCCAGAAGGTGAGCGGAACATGGCTTTCAGATGCAAGTAAGGGAAACGGCTCACCAGTTCCAACTCAGATTGCTGACAGGCTGCGTGGACGGACGTTTGCGAACTTTGACCAGTTCCGTAATGCGTTTTGGTTAGAGGTTTCTAAAGATCCAGAGCTATCAAAGCAGTTTAGGGGCAGTAACCAAACCCATATACGCAAGGGTAACTCACCTTTCACCCGTGATGCGGAGCGTGCTGGAGGAAGGGAGCGCTTAGAAATTCATCACATTAAGCCTATAAGTCAAGGTGGAGAGGTTTACAACGTTGATAATATGGGCATAACCACACCCAAAAGGCATATTGAGATCCATTCTACGTGGAAGAGTAAATAACATGACTGTTCAAAAAACATTGTCAGATTATACAGAGCGCGAATTTTTAGATTTAGTTCGTAAAATTTATAACGCAGAAGGTCCAACAGAAGAAGACGACAATCGCAGGGTAAGGGAATTCAGACGCCTTACCGAGCATCCATCGGGTTCAGATTTAATCTTCTATCCAGAGGAAGGTAAAGAGGATAGCCCAGAAGGGATCGTCAAAGAGGTCAAGGAGTGGCGTATAGCCAATGGCAAACCAGGCTTTAAAGAATCTTGAGCATCAAGCCCCGAAAGGGGCTTTTTTATGTGTGTACGTTCTTTGATTTGACCTCCAGCACCCCTAAGTTTTCGAACTGCGAATTCGCACTTTTCATATACAGATTCATTAAGGTTTGAAACTGCGAATTCGCAGTTTTTTAGTATAGAAATGTCAAGGTATGAACGATGATTAGTAACCTGCGAATGCCTTGGCAGCTACAGCCTTAAGGCATGCACAAAACTGCGAATTCGCAATTTTTTGAGGCTAAGAAATGCCAGGGTGAAAACTGCGAATTCGCAGTTTTGCATGTTAAGAATTGTTAAGGTTTGCTGGTGGCGGTGAACCAACATTTACCCGCCTGAACCAACCTCATTTTGCCGTTTGTTGGTTCGCATAAATCCAGTGCTGGCGCGGCTTGCAGGGCAGTGAACCAACTGAACCGACGTTTTTTCTGTGTCTATATATGCGTTTTTATTGCGTTGAGTCTGACCGGCTAACCAAAAGGGCCACCAGCGAACCCGGCAGGGAGGGAGGGGTATGACAATCACTGCTGGATGCAGATCGCCGAACGGCCCGCTTCATCAAATTTTTGCACCCGCGAAAATAAAAAATTGGGGGTGAGATGGTATGAGCGGTCATAAATTAACCATGAATCACTATAGTTAATTTTCTGGAATATCCCCGGCATATCCCCGGAAAAATCAGGCTGGTGGGTGACTCCCCGCCTGCCCTTGCGGTGTCTGGTGGCCCCTGCTGGACTTGAACCAGCGACCAAGCGATTATGAGTCCCAAACTTAAGGCTTATAAAACAATAAGTTACTTTAATTTCAACGCCTTGCGTCGTCGAATAGTGGGGAATATGAAAGTATAGTGAATAGGTTTGCTGCCATTTTGCTGCCATCAAATCAGATTTAAGGGGTTTAACTCCACAGCTTCTGTTAGATGGTCTGGGGCGAAATGAGCATAGCGCATCGTCACCTTAATATCAGTGTGTCCAAGGATACGCTGCAGTACAAGAATGTTGCCCCCGCGCATCATAAAGTGGCTTGCAAATGTGTGCCGTAGAACGTGTGACAGCTGCCCGTCAGGTAGTTCAATCCCCGCTCGCTTAATCGCCCCACGAAACGCAGAATAGCACCCCGTAAAGACTGGTTTGGAAGTTCTTACTTTTGGAAGTATTTCGTAAAGCTCATCACTTATTGGAACGGCGCGGTTTTTCTTGCCCTTGGTTTTGATATAGGTGATTTTGCCGGGGCTGATTTGCTTGCCTGTAAGTGACTCCGCCTCGCCCCATCGTGCGCCGGTTGCAAGGCATATTTTGACGATGGTTACTAAATCTACCGCTTTACTTTTCTCACACTCTGCCAGCAGTTGCTTGACTTCTTCGACTGTTAGCCAGGCCAGCTCTGCCTCATCAATTTTAAATTCCCGGACGTTTTCGAGCGGATTGGGCGCACTCCAGTCATCCAGCCTTTTCAGTTCGTTGAACATGGCGCGGAAATACGCCAGCTCAAGATTAACGGTGCGGGGTGTCACTGCTTTTACCCGATCAGAACGTGTAATTTTCCCGCTTAAACGTTGTTCACGGTAGGTTGCAAAAAGCTTGGCGTTAAATTCAGTTGCAAGAGGGTTGCCCATGGCGAAGCAGGCAAACTCCATCGCCCCCTTACGCTTGAGGCCATCAGAGAGTGTAACTCCGTGAGCATTGAACCAAGTTTCAACAAGGTCTGTAACCCGTCGCTTATCTGCTTTCTCTCCTAACCAAGGCTTATCCTGTGCTTGATCCTTAATGTGGCGTTCAAAGGCCATGGCTTCCCCTTTGGTGGCAAATTGGCGACGAATACGCCGCCCATCCCTACCGTTGGGGAAGACCTGAGCCTGCCACTTTCCATTGCTTAATTTGCTTACTGCCATTGTGCAGGCCTATTGAGATAAAGAATTATTATCACGCATTAAGGTTTGCCACTGTTCTTCACTGAGGATTTTGAGCGGAACTCCTTTATTGTCACGATAATCAATAGCCTGTTCTATCTTTCTTCCGAAGCTTTGAAATTTCCAATCCTTAGAGCTGAGGGCACCAATAATTAGATAGTCCAAATCTTGAGTAACACGATCAACAATTTGGCAGCCAAGCTGTATAAGGTCACTTTCACATTGTCTACGGGAGCCACATAGAAACTTACCAGTGAGGCAGACTTTACTATCTGTAGGGTTAAACTCATCAATTAGGTCAACAGGCGATGTTGTGGAATATCCATCCACAATACCCTCAGAAATATTTGAGCCAGTGAAAGCAGTAATTTCTTGTAATAATTTGGTGCGTTCTTCGTCTGTTATCACTCCATCACTCAGGATTGATTGAACAAGTTCGTAAAGATGTTTACCGGGATAGTTGCTTTTTAAAGCTGCATTTGTAGATAAGAACCAGTTTAAATAGCTGATTTCTTCATCGCTCAAATGATAGTCGGAAGCAAGCCCCTTACATAGACCCTCTAGCAAATGCTTGTCAGAGTCAGCTGAGTAAAGGTCTATGTTAGGAGTATCCATCAACCCGCGTTGCATTTCATGGAGCAGGTCTTTCAATTCGTCTAATTCAGCTTTTTCAACTACACCATCCGAAAGAATTTCACTTATTTTATTTCTGATGCAGTTTACGAAATAATTTTGGGAAAGAACGTCTGATTCCATCAGCCACGTATCAAGGAAAATCATTTCTTTTTCACTTAGTTTCCCGTCACAGGTCATCCCTTCAATCAGATTGATTAAGTTAGCGATGGCTTTATCTCTATTATGTGTATAGTTGAAAGCGCTAAATTGAGTCATACCAATATTCCTTATTCAGTAAACGTTATTTTGCTGATCACTCTGCCATTGGCTTCAATATCCGATGGTGTGCACTCAAAGGATGCGGGGCCATTTTCTACGCGTAAACGTCCGCCTGGAAGACGGTAAACCTGTCTGATACTCATAAAGCCATCTATTTCAATCAACCAGATTCCATCGTTGATCTCTCCCCTGAACTCGTCCACTAGATAGAACGAATTTTCAAACTTCACAATGAATGGGGCAGTTGTGTCTTGAGGTAAAAGGCGAGAGTCGTAGCGAACTTGGTCAGAGGATGAAAAAATCCCGTTTGAGATTTCTTTTAATTGCAAAGGCAATCCACTGTCGCTATCTGCTTTTGTTGTGGGCAAGCCTTGTCCTGTAGTTAACCAAAGCATAGATGCACCTGTATCAAGATGGCAGGCAATGAGCCAGTCATGCGGAAAAGTATCGCGCATCCAACGGTTTGCCATAGTGCTCTGGGATACCCCAAGGTGATCACACAAAGCCTGTCTGGTACTGAATCCATAGGCCTGGAGGATACGTGTTATCGCTTCCTTTCCACCACTTTGAGATGGAAAGTTGTATTTTGAGATCGCTGTAAGGGTCTCTTTTGTGTTTGACATATTTGAAATGCGATCCTATCATCGGTTTTGTGGTGTTCGGAATGATTGCGAATAGTTCCGAATAGTGAAGTTTTTAAACACAAACTGAGGAATAGTGCATCATGAAAAGCAATTTTTCAATGCGCCCCAGCATCAACCTTGTGGTATCTGAGCCATTCATCACACTGGATGAGTTCTGTCGCCGTACTGGTTACAAGCCTAGTTATGCCCGTCAAATGATCCGGGAAAACCGCCTGCCCATCAGGAAAAAAGCCGGAGTTAACAGCCTTATCGAAATCAACATGTTCGCGTTGACGATGGAAGCGGCCCAAGGCTGCGAAGTCGCAATGCAAGCCTGATAGTTCCATTTTGGGATAGAAAAGGATTTACATCATGTTTGATTATCGTGTTTCCAAACATCCGCATTTTGATGAAGCCTGCCGGGCTTTCGCACTGCGTCACAACATGGCGAAGCTGGCGGAACGTGCGGGAATGAACGTCCAGACGCTGCGTAACAAACTGAACCCGGAGCAACCGCATCAGCTCACTCCGTCGGAAATCTGGCTGCTTACCGATCTTACTGAGGACTCCACGCTGGTTGACGGTTTTCTGGCTCAGATTCACTGCCTGCCATGTGTACCGATGAACGAAGTGGCAAAAGAGAAGCTACCGCATTACGTCATGAGCGCTACTGCTGAAATCGGACGTGTTGCCGCTGGTGCCGTATCGGGTGATGTGAAAACCACCGCAGGCCGTCGCGATGTTATCAGCAGCATTAACTCTGTTACTCGTCTGATGGCACTGGCTGCCGTTTCGATGCAGGCGCGTTTGCAGGCTAACCCTGCGATGGCAAGCGCGGTGGATACCGTGACGGGCCTCGGCGCTTCGTTTGGTCTGATCTGAGGTGGTTATGCTGACTAAAGAACCATCTTTCGCGTCACTTCTCGTAAAGCAAAGCCCGGCAATGCACTACGGTCACGGATGGATCATGGGCAAGGATGGCAAACGCTGGCACCCGTGCCGCTCTCAGGATGAACTGCTGGCTGACCTGTCCACAACCAAACAGGGGAAATCATGGCTATTGAAGGCGCTACGGCGACTGTTCCATTAAGCCCCGGTGAACGCCTGGACGGACTAAACCATATTGCGGAATTGAGGGCTAAAGTGTTTGGTCTGAATATTGAGCCGGAGCTTGAAAGGTTTATTAAAGATATGCGCGATCCACGCGACGTAAATAATAAACAGAATGAGCGGGCACTGGCAGCCATTTTTTATATGGCAAAAATTCCGGCAGAACGTCACGGCGTCAATATTAGTGATCTGACTACTGACGAAAAGCGGGAACTGGTGAAAGCAATGAATCATTTTCGTGCAGTGGTGAGCTTATTTCCAAAGCGGCTAACCATGCCGAATTAATCCACAACAGAAATTAATGGCGTAAACCCGCCGGGCTTCTTATTGCCCAAATTCAGGAGAAACAACTATGCGAAATATTGAAACCCGTACCACTAAAACAGGACCAGATGATGCTGGACTCAACCTGCTGCTGACTGAGGCACGCAAAGAAGAACGCCGGGGACGCGCAGATGTGATGGCTGCGCGTCTGGATTCTTTAGCTGCCCGTATCGTGTCACGTCAGCTTAACCACACGGAAGCGGCTGAGCTGCTGCGTCAGGAAGCTGTGAAGATTCAGAACGAAGCGCAGGAGATCCACTGATGGCTGATTCAATGGACCTCGTACAGCAGCGCGTTGAAGAAGAACGCCAGCGCCACATCCACACCGCCCGCAATAAAGCACCGGGAGTTTCCCGTGTTCTCTGCATTGATTGTGATGCGCCGATCCCGCCAGCTCGCCGCCGCGCCATTCCGGGCGTGCAGTGCTGCGTCACTTGTCAGGAAATCGCAGAGCTGAAAGGCAAACACTACAACGGGGGTGCTGTATGAGCACTATCCTGAAATGGGCGGGAAATAAAACCGCCATCATGCCGGAACTGATTAAGCACCTTCCTGCTGGCCCGCGACTGGTTGAACCTTTCGCGGGTTCATGCGCTGTAATGATGGCGACAGACTATCCTCATTATCTTGTCGCGGATATTAATCCAGACCTGATAAATCTTTATAAGCATATTGCATTTGACTGCGATAAATTCATTTCAAATGCAAAAGGATTCTTTGCCAGCACAAATAGCGCAGAGTCTTATTACAACATCCGTCAGGATTTTAATAATTCTGCTGAAACCACCGATTTCTGGAAAGCTGTATTTTTCCTTTATTTAAATCGCCATGGTTATCGTGGGCTGTGCCGCTATAACCTGAGCGGTCATTTTAATGTCCCTTACGGTAATTATAAAAATACGTATTTTCCTGAAAGTGAAATACGCACGTTTGCAGAAAAGGCTCAACGCGCAACGTTTATCTGTGCCAGCTATGACGAAACACTGGCGCTGCTGCAGGCTGGTGATGTTATTTATTGTGATCCGCCATACGATGGCACATTTATCGGTTATCACACTGCCGGTTTTACAGAGGACGATCAGTATCATCTGGCGTCTATTCTGGAGCACCGGTCATCAGAAGGTCATCCGGTTATCGTGTCCAACAGCGACACATCACTGACCCGTTCGCTTTATCGTAACTTTACCCGCCATCGTATCACTGCAAAGCGCAGCATGGGGGTGGCTGCCGGTGATAGTAAATCTGCAGCAGAAATCATCGCCACAAAATCAGCAGGCTGGTTTGGTGTAGATTTTGCGTCCGGTCCAGATATCTCGGTGGAAACTGAGGTGCGGGCGTGGCAGTGATTAAATTCACATTACAAAATGCACCAACCACCGGCGGCTCGAATGAGGCCGCCGTGGCCTTTTCATGGAATAACCCCAAAAAAGCGGTTAACCCATATCTGGACCCGGCGGTAGTTGCGCCGGAGTCTGCGCTTTCAAACCTGATCGCTCTTTACACTGCGGATAACGAGCAGGAGCAGCTGCGCCGTGAGGCGCTGAGCGATGAGGTCTGGGAACGCTATTTCTTCAATGAATCCCGTGATCCTGTCCAGCGCGAAATGGAGCAGGACCGGCTGATTAGCCACGCCAAAATGGCGCGCGAGCAGCAGCGTTTTAATCCCGATCTGGTCATTCTGGATGACGTTAACGCCATGCCGTCCCATATCAGCAAGCCTCTGCTGGAGCGGATTAAATATTTCCATAGTCTGGGCAGAGAAAAAGCCTATTCCCGCTACCTGCGCGAAACCATCAGGCCGTGTCTTGAGCGGCTGGAGCGCGTGCGTGACAGTCAGGTATCTGCCTCTTTCCGGTTCATGGCGAGCCATGACGGGCTGGAGGGGCTGCTGGTACTGCCTGAAATGAATCAGGATCAGGTCAAGCGCCTTTCCACACTGGTTGCGGCACATATGAGCATGTGTCTTGATGCAGCCTGCGGTGATCTGTTTGTCTGCGACGATGTTAAACCAGAAGAAATCCGCCAGGCATGGGAAAGGGTGGCCGCAGAGGCGATGCGTCTTGAGGTCATCCCGCCTGCCTTTGAGCAGTTACGCCGCAAAAAGCGCCGCCGCAAGCCAGTGCCCTATGAACTGATCCCACCGTCGCTGGCGCGTATGTTGTGCGCGGACTGGTGGTATCGCAAATTGTGGCAGATGCGCTGCGAGTGGCGGGAGGAACAACTGCGCGCCGTCTGCCTGGTCAACAAAAAAGCATCCCCGTATGTCAGCTATGAAGCCGTGATCCACAAACGCGAGCAGCGCCGCAAATCGCTGGAGTTCTTCCGCTCGCATGAGCTGGTCAACGAAGACGGCGACACGCTGGACATGGAAGACGTGGTGAACGCCAGCAACAGCAATCCGGCACACCGCCGTAATGAAATGATGGCCTGTGTTAAAGGGCTGGAGCTGATCGCGGAAATGCGCGGAGACTGCGCGGTGTTTTATACCATCACCTGCCCGTCACGCTTCCACGCGACCCTCAACAACGGCAGACCTAATCCGAAGTGGACCAGTGCCACTGTCCGGCAGAGCAGTGACTATCTGGTTGATACGTTCGCCGCTTTCCGCAAGGCAATGCACAAGGCCGGGCTACGCTGGTATGGCGTCCGGGTGGCAGAGCCGCACCATGACGGCACCGTGCACTGGCACCTGCTGTGCTTCATGCGCAAAAAAGACCGCCGTTCCATCACCGCGCTGCTGCGTAAGTTTGCCATCCGTGAAGACCGCGAGGAGCTGGGCACCAATACAGGGCCGCGCTTTAAGTCCGAGCTTATCAACCCGCGCAAGGGCACGCCGACCAGCTATATTGCTAAATACATCAGCAAAAACATCGACGGGCGCGGGCTGGCTAAAGAAATCAGCAAAGAAACCGGCAGATCGCTGCGTGACAGCGCCGAGCATGTCAGCGCCTGGGCGTCACTGCACCGTGTCCAGCAATTTCGTTTCTTTGGTATTCCGGGGCGTCAGGCATACCGCGAGCTGCGCTTGCTGGCTGGTCAGGCGGTGAGAATGCAGGGCGAACGCAAAGCAGGTGCGCCGGTACTGGATAATCCACGTCTGGATGCGGTACTGGCGGCGGCTGATGCGGGCTGCTTTGCCACCTACATAATGAAGCAGGGCGGTGTGCTGGTTCCCCGTAAACATCACCTTGTCCGCACGGCATATGAACTTAACGACGAACCGAGCGCCTACGGCGATCACGGTATCCGTATCTATGGCATCTGGTCCCCGATTGCAGAGGGCAAGATTTGCACGCACGCGGTGAAGTGGAAAAAGGTTCGTAAGGCCGTTGACGTTCAGGAGGCGGCAGCCGACCAGGGCGCTTGCGCCCCTTGGACTCGTGGCAATAACTGTCCCCCTGTTGAAAATTTGAACCAGATAGGGGGTGAAGTACCGGATATTACTTCCATGGAAGAAAAGGCGCTGAAGGATTACCTGCATGGAATGGGAAAAAAGGAGAGGCGGGAGTTGGGTGCCCGGCTCAGGCTGGTAAAACCGAAGCGAAAAAAGGCTTACAAGCAGGATATTTCTGAGCAGCAGCGCCTGCAGCTGGAGTATGAGCTGCATTCCAGAGGCTTCAATGGCAGTGAGTATGAGGTAAATTTACTGCTACGCGGCGGCAGCCTTCCGTCAGGGGGAGGGCTGCGCATCTTTTACCAGAACGGGCGACTGCGTGAGGATGACAAATGGAGGCTTTTTTTGGGAACGAGATCGTGACATTGCACTCGGGTTGATAACTGAGATTGCTAAAGAATACTTAATGAAAAATGACCTGATGGTAATAAACCAATTGAAAAGTAAAGAAAAAATATGGTTTACCTTTTTTCCATTAATTATGGCCGCAGTCACTTAAATGTGAGAATATCAAGCCTTGGCGAAATCTTGCTTTTTTCCGGGGGTTGTTTCGCTATAATACGCGGTCGGTTTTTAGGAGGGAACAATGCCAACTGTAGTGTCGCTTTTTTCTGGGTGTGGTGGTTCTGATGCTGGAGTCTTGAGGGCAGGGTTTGATGTGCTCATGGCAAATGACATTTTACCTTATGCCCGAGATGTGTACTTGGCTAACCACCCTGAAACCGATTACGTTTTGGGTGATGTTTCAGCTATCGAATCGTTCCCTTCAGCCGATCTGTTAGTCGGCTGCTACCCTTGTCAGGGTTTTAGCCAAGGTGGGGTTCGAAAAGCTGACAGAAAAATTAACACGCTTTACCTAGAATTCGCTAGGGCTCTAAGAATAGTTAAGCCCAAAGCATTCATTGTCGAAAACGTCTCTGGAATGGTACGAAGCAATTTTGAGCATTTGCTGAAGGATCAGTTTAAAGTTTTCGAAGAGGCTGGTTATAGAGTTAAGTCTCAGATTTTAAATGCCTCACACTTTGGCGTTGCTCAGGACCGCAAACGTATTTTCATAGTTGGCATACATGAAAAATTTGGATTGGATTTTACATTTCCTACTGCTACTCATGGCGAAAATCTGAAAAAGGTGACGACTATCCGCGATGTGATAGGTACTTTACCTGAGTGGCCTATTGGTGAGTTTTATGATGCTGATTTCCATTGGTATTATTTATCGAGGAATCGCCGTCAGGATTGGGATCAAATATCCAAAACCATAGTTGCAAACCCGAGACATATGCCTTTGCATCCTATTAGCCCAACACTTGAAAAAATGGGTCCAGATAAATGGCAATTTACGTCTAGTGATCGTGCTCGTCGCTTTAGTTTTCGTGAAGCAGCTTATCTGCAAGGGTTTGGTAATTTAATTTTCCCAGAAACTGAACGGGCATCTATGAATATGAAGTATACCGTTGTGGGGAACGCTGTACCGCCTCCTTTGTTTGAGGCGGTAGCTAAAGCTTTACCTGATATTTGGTAGTGCTATCTGTAAGACATAGATACAGCATCATCGACGTATGGAGTTGGAGGGAGAGCGTCAATTAACTCGTTCTCTCTCGCTAAGTTGATGAGTCTCAATCTATCAACGAGAATAGCCCCACCAATGTCTGCTTTATATGCCCAATCACCATCCATCCATCTCAGGTCTTGTGGTAAAAAGTAATATGAAGCCCAGGGGTGGGTCACGGGCATTTTTGAACCAAGTTTCGCGTATGAAGGTTCAAGTTGCTTATGTCTCCATTCATCCTTTGAACATCCGCATTGTACAAAAGCAGCAGGAATAGCGTCTCTCTCATCACCGAACGGATGCCATGCCACAATATCTATACCGCCATCACCAGAGTCTCGAGGTTTGAAATCACGTGGTTTAAACGTCGTTGTCTCGCATCGGATATCTCTAGCAATAGCTTGATATTTTTCAATCAATAACCCAGTGTATCTTGCATCAGCCCCACCACCTGCCCAATTTGGATATACTTGATATCCTCTTGGCATTAAAGATGTGAAAATAGGTAGGCTTATCAGTTCAAAAGAACGTGTAATTGTTGGCCTTGTAGCGAGTGGGATATATTTTATGTTTGCGCAAATGAGCAACGAAAGGTAAAGCTTTTTGATGTTTTCTAAATCATCATAATTTTCTAAACTTAAAGTATCTCCATCCGCAGAAAGGCTAAACGGATAAGAATCTCCAAAAATGTTAATTCTTTGTCTTATGAAGTCTGTGCCTAACCTCCATTTTGCAGAGGATTGTTCACGGTTAAATTCCTCAGGTTGGGCTCGCATTACACTATCTAAATCACCACGACTGAAGGCTTTGTCTGGATGGACCATAGATCTAATCTCCAGAAAGTCCGCCCACAGAAACTCATCATTAGAAGGTAATGACTCTAAATTATTGAGCATACTACTCGTCCTCTAATTTAGTTCTAATGTAGTTTCTTATTTGTTTACTGTCCTCGAAAATTATTTCAGCAATCTCAAGGTCAGATGTGGTATAGCTTTTATTTTTGTATAGCATTTCCCAAACTGTTTTCAACCGACTTCTGGCTTGCTTCATGGCTTCTGCTAATGCTACTTGGTTTCCATTTGTGTATAAGAATGCTTGATCGATGTCTCGTGTTTCAATTAAATTTTCTATCGCATCTTCATGTTGTACAATTGTAGCGATATCCTTGATTCTTCTTGATTCTTTTACAATTGTTCTAGCGTGTTCATCTCTAACGAAAAACCATGAAAAAATATTCTTAATGTTATCTTCATTTACACCATTCAAGTCATAATCTTTCTTGTCTTGAATGCCAAGCCAGTCGGTAATTGCACTATATCCTAAGGCAGTGGTTATATAGGAAAATTCAATATCACTTTCTTTAATGTTGAGTTTAAAGAAATTATTGGATTTAGCGACATCATAAATGCTTAGGGATGTTAATAAGAGACCGACATAAGATGGTCTACTACCAATCTCTCTGGCAAGGATTTTTAGTGTTTCTTCTTTAGAAGATGTTGTGTAGAACTTGTTGCAAAGTTCTTTAAGATATTTTGCCTTGGATAAAGAATCCCATTCCTTTACACCAGTAATATGTCTATAACCTATATAGCGAAGCACATCTTCACGGAAATCATAAACAATGCAAGGCAGCTCTTTCGGCTTGTGCTGCGTATCGTTCTTTATATCATCAATGCTGTTTTTTTTATTCGGTGTAGGTGTTAGCTCACCATTTAATAGTTTTACTGCCGCAAGGCGTCTGTTACCTTCCGCTACAACGAGTTTTTTGCCGTCTTTGAAGACTAGGAGTGGTTCTCCAGGAAAATAACCTTGTTGTCCGATTGAAAGCATCAGGTCGTGAACGCTCTCGTCATCCAGCATCCCCTCGACTACCACATCCTCTTCGCCAGCGTTGTTCAGCCTGTAGAATCGTGGGTTCTCAGGATCAAACGTAAGGTCTTTTGTCTTAATGTATTCGATTGGTTTTGGTTGCATACAAATGCCCGATAAAAATTAGAGTGCTCTTGTCTCAAGTGAAACACAAAATCATGAGTTTTTGAACCTTAAGCTATGCATCTTGCAGCATGAATCCGCCTTTGTTTGTGGCATGTTTCTGTTGGGCTGCAATCTGCTTGTGATGAGTCTTGGTGGGCTAAATGCTAATGAATTGAAACTGTCTAATAAATCAGACAGGCGAGGCAGTGGAGCGAGAGGTTCGCGGCTTTGCTTCATGCTGAGCGAAGTTAATGATTTACCTCAGCAAACAGACTCATCTGATTGATTGATAGAAAGTATTTTACAACCTCAAAATCCTAATATACTGTATATATAAACAGTGGATATGCATACAGCTGTCAGTATCTCTTCCTGGGGATGCTGGCTGGTTTATCCCGTAGTGAGGATAGGAGGGAAAATGCAGGACTATCTTTTGGAGTCGTTGAAACTCCAGCGTATTGATTTCTTTATCAAGCTTGTAGCGGCTAGTGAGTGTAGCGAAGAAGAGAAACGCCTTGCGATCCAGTGGGTATCGGAACTGACGGACGAGCTGATGGCGAAAATTCGTAACCATGATTACGGCCAGGCAATGGACGTTATCAACTAAAGGGGGCTTTATGCGCATTGAAATAATGATCGATAAAGAGCAGAAGATAAGCCAGGCAACACTGGAAGCCCTTGAATCCGAGCTTTACCGAAATTTGCGCCCTCTTTATCCAAAAACGGCAATCCGCATACGTAAGGGAAGCGCTAACGGCCTGGAGCTGAGCGGCTTAAAACTGGACGAAGATAAAAAGCGGGTTATGGAGATTTTAAAGCAGGTCTGGGAGGACGACAGCTGGCTACATTAGGAAACGTTGTGAGTGTCAGAATATCGTTCTGCCACTCACAAGGTTGAACAACGAGCAATGCGAGGCGTTAGCTATGGGCTCTAAAGACTTCAAATACCAGATTGTTTATCGCGGCGATATGCTTGAGACAATCATCCCTGGTCAGTGGGTTTTCTTCCAGCGTCTTAAAGAGTACGGCGGCGGTTACTGGTTAGGACGAACTTATAATGATTGCTTCTGGTTTGAACTTGACCGCCCGGTATCGTTATCCGATGGGCTTGATTATTTAATGCTGCTGACGAAAGTCGAAGCGACAAGCCAGGAATTCGACGCTAATTATTCTCTTTTTGACTGATTGCACCGTCGTGCATGACTATGCCGCATGAAAATGAATGATCGTTAGAGGATCGTTTATGTCCAAGCCCGCCAGTTCTGGCGGGCTTTTGCTTATATCGTGCAGGTGCATGAAAACCACTGCGTAAAGCGGGCAGGCGTGGCGGGGCTACGAGCGCGCGGTTTTGGGGTTAATCGTGGTTTTGGCGCCTCAATGTTGGGCGGGCATGGTCATTTTTTGGGGCTGGTCGTGCGCGCCTGCGTCGTGGTGAGGCGCTGCGTTTCGTCGTGAGCTGCTAGGTGGCGAAAGCTCAGGACCGCTCAGCGAGGCGCTGAGGCGCTCTGATGGTGAGGCAGGGCATAAGGGAATAAAAAAACCGCCCGGGGAAGGGCGGTTGATATCAAAGGCTGGCCAGGTGGGCGTCAGTCTTCATCGGTCAGGTAGGGGTCAAAGCGTATCACCTCATCACCCAGCCACTCGTTAACTTCTTTGATGCGGCCCTGCAGGGGGGTAAGTTCGTTGCGAACGAAAACGCGCGCCGCTTTTTCCACATCGCCAAACCCGCCGGTATTCGTTGGAATAATCCCCATCAGCTGCGGCGGCACGCGGTGAGCTGCCAGCATGTCATCACGGCTCACATTCTTGATGTTAAGAAACTCATCTTTCGCTGCGACTTCTGATAGCGGGATGATCTGAATGCCGTCTTTCTTGCCGTTCGGGCTGTACATAAACAGGTTGCGGAAGTTGCCTGGCCCTTTCGATTTTTTCAGCGCTTCGCGTATGTTGTCCACGTCTTTCTGATCGGCGGCGGGGTCGCTCATGTACATGATGAAACCAGCATGGCTACCGTTAAGGTAGTATTTACGGCGAAACAGCGTGGCCGATTCATTCAGCAGGGCGGAGGGAATGGCGGAGAGGTATTCCGGCATCCCGTAAAGCTCCTGGTTAACGTCGGGTTCCATCAGATGAAACACGCTTCCCTCATCGAACTGATAGGGCTGCGAGTTGTAGCCATACTGTGCAAACCAGTAGGTGTCCTGGTCAATGCCACGACGGGTATATTTGGCAAGCGAGGCGCGCAGCTCCATGATCTGCCCTAACCGGTTCATGCGTTTTTCAAGGTAGGCATTGCCGAATACCAGAAAGTCCTGGGCGAACCGGGAAAAGGCTTGTTTGGACAGCCAGCGGTGAGGGATGAAGGTACTGGTAAGAATATTGCGTTTTACCTGAATAGCGCTGGAGTGATGCACGGCGGCGCGGTAAGTTCGCGCCAGGCCATCCATGCTGATCGGTGGTTCGTACCAGCGGTCTACCTGCACGCACTCCAGGTAATCAAATAACTCCCGGCGGTCCATCACGGGGATCGGATCGCCAAACGTAAACGCCTCCGCATGTGCATTACTGACCATGTTGGCCGTATCGGTGGCGGTCTGGCCGCGCGGTGCCTTGCTGCGGTTTTTGCGGTTAGCCATTAAAAAATCTCCACGATGTTGCTGGTACTGGCGGAAGCTCCTGCCAGTGGTTCGTTATAAAGTGCGTGCATGGTTGCCCAGGCTAAATCCGCATGGCTGGCTTCCTCTGTGCGGGCTGCTTCGTAGGTTGGCCGGTTGCCGCTGGCGGTGGTTGAGCGGCGAATGGACATAAAGGACTGCGCGATATCCAGCATCCCCGCGTCAAACTCCAGACGGCGCCCGCTGATGATGTCGTAGGCTTTAAGCACCAGGGCATTTTTTACGGTCGGGTTGTAGACAAACTCACGCGCGGCGGGGAAGAACTGCTTAACCGTTTTGTAAACCCCATCGCCAACGCCGGTCGAGTCAATGCCGATGTAGGTCACGTTGTAGCGTCTGGTAATTTCCTCAATCGCTGAGGCCTGGGCGCGGAAGTCCATCCCGCGCCACTGGTGACGCTCAAGGATGCGGAATTTACCGCCGGGGACGACGGGAGGCGCAATGACAACGCAACCGGCGCTGTCACCGTTCTGCGTTCCTTTTGCCGGGTCATAGCCGATCCAGACAGGGTGGTATGCAAACGGACGCAGTAAAAGCGGTTCGAAATCGTCCCACACATCCCAGCTGTCAACCATGCAGGACTGCAGCAACGCCAGCGGGAACACGGACGCCAGGTCGTCAACAAACTGACACATCAGCAGGTTGTTGTATTCGTCCGGGCTGTACTCCAGGCGCAGCTGGTCCAGGTCGAAAAGGTTACACCCGCCGTTTACGGCATCCTCAATGGTGACTATCTGGCGGTACTGGCCGTCAGGGCATAAAACGCCGTGCGCCAGGCTACTGTGAGAAAGGTCAAATTCTACCCTGTCGGCTTTCGGGCGCCCTTTATTGAACAGGGCGCCAGACCAGAACGGGTAAGCGCTGTGCGTCAGGCTGGAAGGTGTAGAGAAATAGGTCTGGCGCCATTTTTTGTGCAGCGCCATACCGGAGGCCACCTTGCGCAGCTCCTGGAATTTCGGTATCCAGAAATACTCATCAAGATACAGATTGCCGTGATAGCTCTGCGCGGTACGGGCATTTGTACCGAGGAAGTAAAGACAGGCGCCGTTAGGCAGCACCATCGGATCGCCTTTCAGCTCAACGTCCACCTCTTTTGCGAAGTCGATGATGTACTGTTTAAAAACGTGCGCCTGCGCTTTACTCGCTGACAGAAAGATTTGATTTCGCCCCGTGGTGAGCGCGTCTATCAACGCTTCACGGGCGAAATAGTAGGTTGCACCGATCTGGCGTGACTTTAAGAGGTTGCGAATACGGTGCTTAATGCCAGCATCCCACCAGTGGCGCTGGTACTCGAACATACCGGCGCGGAAAATCTCTTCCAGCTTTTCGATCTGTTCGTCGGTAAACAGGTTTTTTTCCGGCGGTTTGCGCGGGCCTTTATTGCGGTTGGCTACGTTGGGGTTCAGGTCTGCTTCATTCCCGCCATTGTTAAATTTACCGATCCTGGCCTGTCGTTCGGACTGACGCGCCAGCAGGTCAATTTCTTTAAAATCCTTTCCTTCCTTCTGCTCCTTCATGACGAGCTGGCAGTAACGTGCGGCGGTGGTGAGCTGCATCTGATCCAGTGGGCCATATTCGCCCCACTTATCGCGTTTTTTCCAGCTGTGAACGGTTGCAACTTTCTCGCCCAGCATTTCAGCAATGCGGGCTACGCGGTATCCCTGAAAGTACATCAGCATTGCCTGACGACGGGGATCGAGGTCTGCGGGGGGCAGTGTTGTCATGGCACAAACATACGGCCTCAAATCAGCACTTTCCCCGGCTTCGCATTGTGTGGGAGTTCGCACAAGCCCAACGCGTTGTTTACACGCGCCCATCACCGCAAACATAAGGCTCTGAACGTGTTACGAACTAACTAACCGGAGCCGGACCGATGGCAAAAAAATCTAAGCGTTTTCGTATTGGGGTCGAAGGGGCCACCACTGACGGGCGCGTTATTGAACGTGACTGGATCACCCAGATGGCGGCGAGCTATAACCCGCAGATATACACCGCGCTGATCAATATGGAACACATCAAGGGTTTTACCCCTGATGGGCCTTTCCGTCGTTTTGGCATGGTGGAAAAGCTGGACGCGGAAGAAATCACCGAAGGGGCTTTGTCCGGGAAGATGGCGCTGTATGGGTGGATTGCCCCGACGGACGATCTGGTCACCATGACCGGTAACTGGCAGAAGCTTTTCACCTCAATGGAAGTTAACACCAGCTTTGCCGATACCGGCTCCGCTTATCTGGTTGGTCTGGCGGTTACTGACGATCCGGCAAGCCTCGGCACTGAAATGCTGCAGTTCAGCGCCAGCGCAGAACATAACCCCCTGGCGCGCCGCAAGCTGGACAAAGACAACCTGTTTACCGCCGCTCTTGAAACGCTGATCGAGTTTGAGGACGTGCCGGAAAAAACCAGCCTGTTTACCCGCGTGAAAGAGCTGCTGTCCCGCAAAGGCGCCGATGACAACGCCCGCTTTGCTGATGTGAATCAGGCTGTTGAAACCATCGCGCGTGAGCATCAGACGCTGGCGGAGCAGGTCGGCACCCATCAGACCGATTTCAGCAACAAGCTAAGCAATATGCAAAAGGTTGTTGATGAGACAACCAGCGCACTCTCCACCCTGCGTGAGCAGCTTTCCACTCAGGACAGCCGCAGCGAACGCCGCCCTAATGCGACCGGCAATAACGGCGCAGAACAAACCACCGATTGCTGACGGAGCAAAAGCACAATGAAAAAAGAGACACGTTTTAAATACAACGGCTATCTGACGCAGCTCGCCAAACTCAACGGCGTATCTGTGAGCGATATCGCCTCGAAATATACGGCTGAGCCGTCAGTGGCGCAGACGCTGGAAACGAAAATCCAGGAGTCTTCCTCGTTCCTGCAGAAAATCAACATTATCCCGGTTGATGAGCAGTCCGGCGAGCGTCTGGGGCTGGGTATTGGTTCCAGTATTGCCGGAAATACTGATACCACCCAGAAAGACCGTGAACCCGTTGATCCGACTTACATCGACGGTGAAGGGTACAAGTGTACCCAGACTAACTCTGATACGGCGCTGCCCTATGCGAAGCTGGATTTATGGGCCAAATTCCAGGACTTCCAGACGCGCATCCGTGACGCCATCATTACCCGCCAGGCGCTTGACCGCATCATGATCGGCTTCAACGGCGTGAAGCGTGAGAAAACGTCAGACCGCGCGACCTATCCACTGCTGCAGGATGTGAATATCGGCTGGCTGGAAAAAATCCGCCAGGAGAAACCCGTTCAGGTTCTGGACAAAATCGTGTCCGAAGGCGAGGTGGTTTCACAGACTATCCGTGTCGGTAAAGGCGGAGATTTCCTGAATCTGGACGCGCTGGTTATGGGCGCCGTGAATGAGAAAATCGCGCCGTGGTATCAGGAAGATACGGAGCTTGTGGTTATCGTCGGGCGCCAGTTACTGGCGGATAAATATTTCCCGATCGTCAACCGTGACCAGCCAAACAGCGAAGCGCTGGCGGCCGATCTTATCGTCAGTCAGAAGCGTATCGGCAACCTCCCGGCCGTTCGTGCGCCGTTCTTCCCGGCGAATGCCATGCTGATCACCCGCCTGGATAACCTGTCTATTTACTGGCAATCAGGCTCCCGCCGCCGTTCGGTCATCGACAATCCGAAGCGTGACCGCGTGGAGAACTTCGAGTCCGTTAACGAGGCGTATGTTGTCGAAGATTACGACGGCGTTTGCCTGGTTGAGAACATCGAACTGTTGCCCGTGCAGGCAGGTGGCAATGCCAGCCCAGCGCTGACAACTGAAACCATCCAGGAAATCGTCACGGCAGCGGTGAAAGGCGCGCTTGATGCGCAGGCAGCTGGCGGTGCTGGCGCCGGAGCGTGATAAATGAATCCGTTCCGTGCTCACACTCAGTATGTACAGGCACAGGATGCCGCCCGGCAGGGCGGCAGTAATGCCAGCCTGACGGGCTACAACCAGATGCTGTTACAGCTGACAGAACACCGCAGACGCCTTAAAACCGTCCAGTCAAATGAGCGCAAGGCTCAGCTCAAACGTGAGTTTCTTCCCGCTTATGCCTCATGGATTGCCGGTTTACTGGATGCTGACGCGTCAGGCCAGGACGACGTGGCGATGTACGTCATGATCTGGCGCATTGATGCCGGAGACTATACCGGCGCGCTGGACATTGCCCGCCATGCCATTAAACACGGCTGGGTCCTGCCGCAGCGATTCAACCGGACCTGCGGGACCGCTGTTGCGGAAGAGTTTGCCGACGCGGCAATGCGCGCATTTTCTGCCGGTGAATCATTCAGTGCCGCCATTCTTACCCAGGTGCTCGATATCGTTGAAGGTCAGGATATGCCGGATCAGTCCCGCGCCCGACTTCATAAGGCGATGGGCTACGCGCTGCGGGATAACGATCAGGCAGTGGCGGCACTTAACCATCTGAAGCGTGCCCTGCAGCTGGATAACAGTTCTGGCGTCAAAACCGAAATCAACAAGCTTGAAAGCAGATTGCGACAGGCAATGTCGGCTTAACGAATCGTGCCAACGCGCGGGGCGGCACGGGGTGGCGACAGGCTTTATGCCGCGTCAAAACCCCGTCCACCGCCCAACTATTTGGGAGTGCCAGAAATATGCAATTCGTTTCGCCGGAACAGGCCGGGGAAAGTACCCAGGACGTTATTAAAAACACCAGTTTCTGGCCTGATGTCAGGGTTTCAGAGTTCCGCCGTGATATGCGCATGGATGGGAGTGTCACCGATCCACGCCTGCGTCTGGCTTTGCTGACAGCGATTGCTGAAGTTAACGCCGATCTTTATGAGTTCCGCGAGAAACAACGGGCGCAGGGGTATGCGAGCCTGGCCGACGTCCCTGCTGATGTGATCGACGGCGAAAGCCAGCGGCTCATGCTGTATCGCCGTGCGGTGTTTTGCTGGGCAAAAGCAAATCTGGTTGAGCGCTATCGCGATTTTGACGCAACAGGAGACGGAAGCAAGAAAGCCGAAGATATCGAAACAACCTTAGGCGAGCTGTGGCGCGATGTGCGCTGGGCGGAGTCCCGCCTGCGCGATATGCCGCATATGACGGTGGAGCTGATTTGATGAAAGTGCGTGCGCATCAGTATGACACGGTGGACGCACTCTGCTGGCGCCATTACGGGCGCACGCAGGGAGTCACTGAACAGGTGCTGCAGGCGAATCCGGGGCTGGCTGAATATGGCCCCTTTTTACCGCACGGGCTGCAGGTGGAGCTGCCGGATATCACGGTGTCAACCACTGCGCAGACTGTCCAGTTATGGGACTGAACTATGACGCTTGAACGAATCAGCGCCTTTATCACTTACTGCGTTGCCCTGCTTCTGGCATGGCTCGGCGATTTGTCTCTTAAAGATGTATCGACCATTACCGGTCTTGCGCTGGGGATTATTACTGCAGCGGTGACCTGTTATTTACGCTGGAAAGCCTACCAGCTGCTGCGGGACGGCAGAATATCCAGGGGGGAATATGAGTCCTTCAATCGTTAAGCGTTGCCTGGTCGGTGCGGTGCTGGCGATTGCCGCCACGCTGCCGGGCTTTCAGTCGCTTCATACCTCCGTCGAGGGGCTGAAACTGATTGCTGACTTCGAAGGGTGTCGCCTGCAGCCATACCAGTGCAGCGCCGGGGTCTGGACTGACGGGATCGGCAATACGTCCGGGGTAGTGCCGGGCAAAACCATAACGGAGCGACAGGCCGCGCAGGGGCTGATTAATAACGTGTTGCTGACGGAAAAAAGGATTGAAGCCTGCCTGCAGGTTAAGCCACCTCAGCATGTTTACGATGCCCTGATCAGTATCGGCTTTAATGTCGGAACGGGGGCAATCTGCCGGTCAACAATGGTTTCTTACATCAATCGCCAGCAATGGTGGCAGGCGTGCAACCAGCTCCCCCGCTGGATTTATGTAAATGGTCAACGGAATAAAGGGCTGGAAAACAGGCGCGCCCGTGAGCTTGCCTGGTGTCTTAAAGGGGCTGGGGCATGACGCGCGCGCTGGCGGTGATCCTGGCTCTGGTGCTGGCATTGCTGGGCTGGCAGTCATGGCGGCTTAACAATGCCGGTCACACCATCGGGACGCAGGCAGAGGCGCTTAAAAAGAACAAGCAGGAGCTGGCGAAGAAAAACAGCCAGCTCATCAGCCTGTCCATTCTTACTGAAACCAACAGCCGGGCGCAGATGCAACTTTATGCTGCAGCGGAGGAGACTTCCGCGCTGTTGCGGAGTCGCCAGCGCCGGATCGAGGAGCTAAAACGTGAAAACGAGGATTTACGCCGCTGGGCTGACACTCCTTTGCCTGCTGACATTATCCGGCTGCGGGAGCGCCCGACCCTCGCCGGAGGTGCAGCTTACCGTGAGTGGTTGTCCAAAAGTGACGCAATGCCGCCTGGACAGGTCAGCGCCGCGCAGTAATGGGGATTTGAACCAGGTGCTGGATGAGACTGAGGCCGCCTGGGCGGTATGTGCCGACAAAGTGGACACGATCATAGCGTGTCAGGAGCGAGACAGTGAACAAGCCGCAGTCCTTACGCAACGCCCTGAATAAATCGGTGACGTATGTCCGTGACAACCCGGACAAACTGCACCTTTTTGTTGATAACGGTTCGCTGGTCGCAACCGGCGCCCGTTCAATGTCATGGGAATATCGCTACACCCTGAACGTGGTGATTGAAGATTTTAGCGGCAACCAGAATTTAGTGATGGCGCCCGTGCTGCTCTGGTTAATGACCAATCAACCGGACGCCATCAACAACCCGGAGCTGCGCGAAAAACTTTTTACCTTTGACGTCGATATCCTGAGCAACGATCTGTGTGATCTCAGCCTCAATCTGCAGCTCACGGAGCGCGTGATTGTCAGCACAGACGGCACCGTATCGAGCGTTGAAGCGGTGCCGGAACCCGACGTACCCGACGAAATGTGGACGGTGAAACGTGGATGACCTGCAGAGGGTGGATGACTGGCTGGCGGCCCTGCTGGCGAATCTGGAACCGGCAGCCCGCAACCGTATGATGCGACAACTGGCGCAGGAGCTGCGCCGGTCGCAACAGCAAAACATCAGGCTGCAGCGCAATCCAGACGGCACCGCCTTTGAGGCGCGCCGGGTGACGGCCAGAAGTAAAAAGGGGCGCATCAAGCGCCAGATGTTCGCCAAATTGCGCACCACTAAATACCTGAAAACCGCAGCCACTGCGGACTCTGCCAGCGTGCAGTTTGATGGGAAAGTCCAGCGCATCGCCCGTGTTCACCATTATGGTCTGCGTGATCGAGTCAGACGCAACGGCCCGGAGGCCCGGTACCCGGCACGCCGTCTTTTAGGCGTGAATGATGAGGTGGAAACCATCACCCGTGACACGCTGTTGCGCTGGCTGTCGGAGTGAAATTTGTGTCACCGATGGCACAAAACCCAACGCTGCCTCCCTTTTCCCTCTGATGGCAACCTTTCGTTATGAACGCACAACTAACCGAAATCATGCGCCTTATCACCAACCTGATCCGCACCGGCACCGTAACCGAAGTGGACCGGGAAAACTGGCTGTGTCGGGTGAAAGTGGGCGAGCTTGAAACCAACTGGATTAACTGGCTGACACTGCGCGCAGGCGGTGCCCGTACATGGTGGTGCCCGTCGCCGGATGAGCAGGTGGTGGTGCTGAGTATGGGCGGCAATCTGGAAACCGCTTTTGCCTTACCTGCGATCTATTCCAACCAGTTCGCGCCGCCGTCGGACTCTGTGGACGGCTGCGTAACGGAATACCCGGACGGTGGCTGGTTTGAATATGAACCCGCGACCGGCCGCTGGCATGTGCGGGGTATCAAATCCATGGTGATCGAGGCTGCAGATAACATAACCCTGAAAACGGGGGAATTTGTGGTGGAAGCAAGCAACACGCGCATAAACAGCGAGGTGGTGATCAATGGTGGCGTCACCCAGGGCGGCGGCGCCATGAGTTCTAACGGGATCGTAGTCGATAAACACGGTCATACCGGCGTTAAGTCCGGCGGCGATACATCTGGAGGCCCGGTATGACGCTGTATATCGGAATGAGTCAGGGCAACGGTAAGACCATTACCGACACGGACCACCTGCGCCAGTCGGTCCGGGATATTCTGCTGACCCCGCAGGGGAGCCGCATTGCCCGTCGGGAATACGGCTCGCTTCTGTCTGAACTGATAGACCAGCCGCAGAACCCGGCGCTGCGCCTGCAGGTAATGTCTGCCGTCTATGTGGCTCTGAGTCGCTGGGAGCCGCGGCTTACCCTGGATTCCATCACCATAAACAGCAGTTTTGATGGTTCGATGGTGGTTGAGCTTACCGGGCAGCGTGATAACGGCGCGCCGGTTTCACTTTCGGTATCAACAGGAGCAGACAATGGCAGTCATTGACCTTTCCCAGCTGCCCGCCCCGCAGATAGTGGATGTGCCGGATTTTGAAACGCTGTTAAACGAACGGAAAGCCGCGTTTATGGCCCTTTATCCGGCAAACGAGCAGGACGCGGTAAGGCGCACGCTTGAGCTGGAGTCTGAACCCGTGACCAAGCTCCTGCAGGAAAATGCGTATCGTGAAATCCTCCTGCGCCAGCGCATTAACGAGGCGGCGCAGGCGGTCATGGTGGCTTATGCAATTGGCGGCGATCTTGATCAGATGGCGGCCAACTACAACGTGAAGCGGCTGACGGTTACACCTGCGGATAACGACGCGGTGCCGCCAGTCGCAGCGGTAATGGAAAGTGATGAGGCGCTGCGCCTGCGTGTTCCTGCTGCATTTGAGGGGCTGTCCGTGGCGGGGCCGACGGCGGCCTATGAGTTTCACGCTAAAAGCGCCGACGGGCGAGTGGCTGACGCCAGCGCAACCAGCCCGGCACCGGCGGAGGTGGTGCTTACCGTGCTGAGCCGTGAGGGCGACGGAACGGCAGCGGCGGATCTGCTGGCAGTGGTTGAACAGGCGCTTAACAGTGAGAACGTGCGGCCGGTTGCTGACCGTCTGACGGTGCGCAGCGCTGAAATTATTCCGTACAGCGTGGATGCGACGATCTTTCTTTACCCTGGGCCAGAAGCTGAGCCGGTGATGGAGGCGGCAAAAGCCAGCCTGCAGAAATATATCGCCAGCCAGACGAGGCTGGGGCGTGATATTCGCCGCAGTGCTATTTATGCCGCGCTGCATGTTGAAGGTGTGCAGCGTGTTGAGCTGGCCTCGCCGCTCGCTGATGTAGTGCTTGATAAGACACAAGCCGCTTCATGTACAGAATGGAGCGTAACCAACGGGGGAACGGATGAATAGTCTGCTTCCTCCTGGTTCATCGCCGCTTGAGCGCCGACTTGCTCAGACCTGCAGCGGCATTTCCGATCTGCAGGTGCCGCTTCGGGATTTATGGAACCCGGCAACATGCCCGGTCAAGTTTCTGCCGTATCTGGCGTGGGCCTTTTCGGTTGATCGCTGGGACGAAGGATGGGCGGAGAGCGTGAAGCGCCGCGTGGTGCAGGATGCGTTCTATATCCATCAGCACAAGGGCACAACCAGCGCTGTGCGGCGTGTGGTGGAGCCGTTCGGCTTCCTGATCCGCATCATTGAATGGTGGCAGACAGGCGAGGCGCCGGGCACGTTTCGCCTGGATATTGGGGTGCAGGACCAGGGCATAACAGAGGAAACCTATCTGGAGCTAGAGCGCCTCATCGGTGACGCCAAACCCTGCAGCAGGCATCTGATCGGCATGTCCATAAATCTGCAGACGAGCGGGCCATATGTTGTGGGGGCTGCCACCTATAGCGGCGAAGAAATCACGATTTACCCGTATATCAACGAAACCATCATTTCCGGCGGTTCTGCCTACGAGGGCGGCGCCGTCCATGTTATTGACACAATGAGAGTGAATCCATGAGCGCAAAATTTTATACCCTGCTGACGGATATCGGCGCGGCGAAACTGGCAAATGCCGCCGCGCTCGGTGTGCCGCTGAAAATTACACAGATGGCGGTGGGGGACGGCGGCGGCGTGCTGCCAACGCCAAACGCACAACAGACAAAGCTAGTCGGTGAAAAACGCCGTGCAGCTCTGAATATGCTGTATATCGATCCGCAGAACAGCAGCCAGGTGATCGCTGAGCAGGTGATACCCGAAACTGAGGGTGGTTGGTGGATTCGTGAGGTTGGTCTGTTTGATGAAACCGGCGCGCTGATTGCTGTCGGTAATTGCCCGGAGAGCTACAAGCCGCAGCTGGCAGAGGGCAGCGGCCGCACGCAGACAGTACGCATGGTGTTAATTACCAGCAGCACCGATAACATTACGCTGAAAATTGATCCTTCCGTGGTGCTTGCTACCCGTAAATACGTGGATGATAAGGTGCTGGAGCTTAAAGTGTATGTGGATGACCTGATGGCAAAACATCTTGCTGCATCAGATCCCCACACTCAGTATGCGCAAAAAGAAAGTCCAGTTCTGACGGGGACGCCGAAAGCACCAACCGCCCCGGAAGGAACCAATAACACACAAATTGCCAGCACTGCGTTTGTGCAGGCGTTGGTAACGGCGTTAAACAATGCGCTGGCTCTGAAAGCTCCGTTGGCAAGCCCGACTCTGACCGGCGTGCCAACGGCCCCCACGGCGGAGCAAGCGGCGAACAATACGCAGATTGCTACTACTGCGTTTGTGAAAGCCGCCATTGCTGGGCTGGTAGGTTCAACACCGGAAGCGCTTGATACGCTTAATGAACTGGCAGCAGCGCTGGGGAATGATCCTAATTTTGCTACAACAGTGATGAATGCTTTGGCGGGAAAGCAGCCACTCGATGCCACGCTGACGAATCTTAGCGGGAAAAGTATTTCAGGCCTCCTCCAATACCTCGGTTTGAAAACAGCGGCGCAACGTGATGTCGGCACAGGCGCAAACCAGATCCCGGATATGAATTCATTCACATCGCAAAAGTCATTAACAGGGTGGCAAAAATTGCCGGGGGGAATGATTTTACAATGGGGGCTGACAACAACTTTTGGTTCAGAGCAAAACACATTGGTAACATTTCCGGTGGCGTTTCCGAGTTCAATGCTGATGGGATACACGTCTTACGCGAACACCTCCGGTGACCCCGCAACCGGATCCACATACATTGGCCAGATCAGGACTACGGGTAGCACACAAATGTACATTCGTAACCTGGGGCCGACTAATGCTCAATATAACTGGCTTGTAATCGGATATTAAGGGGTGTTTATGTTTTACGCTAAATCGACAGGTGGATTTTATACACCTGAAATTAACTGGAACAACATTCCTGATGATGCTCTTGAAATCACGGACGACAAGTATCTCGAATTATTGCAGGCTCAGTCTGACGGGAAAATAATTACTTCGGATGATAAGGGAAATCCAGTTGCGATTACTCCTCCGCCACCGACACAAGAAGAGCTTATTGCGCAGGCTGAACGCAAGAAAGCATCTCTGTTGCAGCAGGCAACGAATACCATCGCTCCTTTGCAGGATGCTTTCGATCTGGGTATCGCAACAGATGAAGAAAAAAACCAACTTACTAATTGGAAAAAATACCGGGTGCAGCTGATGCGTGTTAATACCTCAAAAGCCCCCGATATTACCTGGGTAGAAGCTCCAGCCGTTTAATTAATCCCCGCTTTATGCGGGGATTATTCTATCTGTCCATTGTGCCATTCCCCACACAAAGCCCGCCGCGTGCGCCGCGCTCATATCAACAAGAACATAGGCAAACCACCTGTAAACCGGAGAGACTGCCTTATGGCTCAGGATTACCACCACGGTGTGCGCGTCGTTGAAGTCAATGATGGCACACGCCCAATTTCAACAGTAAGCACGGCAATTGTCGGTATGGTTTGTACCGGCGATGATGCAGATACGTCCGTGTTCCCTCTCAATAAGCCGGTCCTGCTTACCGACGTGCTGACCGCCAGCGGTAAAGCAGGCGAGTCCGGCACGCTGGCCCGCTCGCTGGATGCCATTGCCGACCAGGCTAAACCCGTGACCGTCGTTGTGCGCGTTGCACAGGGTGAAACCGAAGCGGAAACAACCTCCAACATTATCGGCGGCGTGACAGCTGACGGTAAAAAAACGGGCATGAAAGCGCTGTTATCTGCGCAGTCCCAGCTCGGCGTTAAGCCGCGCATTCTTGGCGTGCCGGGGCATGACACGCAGGCGGTTGCCACTGAGCTGCTGAGCGTGGCGCAGAGTCTGCGTGGCTTCGCCTATCTGTCAGCCTACGGCTGCAAAACGGTAGAGGAGGCCATTGCCTACCGCGCTAATTTCAGCCAGCGCGAGGGGATGCTGATCTGGCCTGATTTCATCAGTTTTGACACCGTGCTGAACGCTGACGCAACGGCTTACGCCTCAGCCCGTGCGCTTGGCCTGCGTGCCAAAATTGACGAACAGACCGGCTGGCACAAATCCCTGTCCAACGTTGGCGTGAACGGCGTCACCGGCATTTCTGCTGATGTGTTCTGGGATTTGCAGGACCCGGCAACCGATGCGGGGCTGCTGAACCAGAACGATGTCACCACGCTGATCCGCAAAGACGGTTTCCGCTTCTGGGGTTCCCGTTGCCTCAGTGACGATCCTCTGTTTGCCTTTGAAAACTACACCCGCACCGCGCAGGTACTGGCTGACACCATCGCAGAAGCGCACATGTGGGCGGTGGATGGCGTGCTTAACCCGTCGCTGGCCCGCGACATTATCGAAGGTATTCGCGCCAAACTGCGTAACCTGAAAACGCAGGGCTACATCATCGGCGCCGACTGCTGGCTGGATGAGTCCGTAAACGATAAAGATTCCCTGAAAGCCGGGAAGCTCACTATCGATTACGACTATACGCCGGTACCGCCTCTGGAAAACCTGATGCTGCGCCAGCGCATCACCGATCAGTATCTGCTGGATTTCTCCAGCCAGGTCAGCGCGTAAGGGGACAAAATGGCTTTACCACGCAAGTTAAAACACCTGAACCTGTTTAACGACGGGAATAACTATCAGGGGATTGTTGAGTCCCTGACCCTGCCTAAATTCGGCCGCAAGTTTGAAAAGTATCGCGGCGGCGGTATGCCCGGTTCGGCTGATGTTGATCTGGGGCTTGATGATGGCGCGCTGGACACGGAATTTTCAATCGGTGGCACCGAACTGCTGTTATTCAAGCAGATGGGTAAAGCCACTGTTGACGGCATCCAGCTGCGTTTCACCGGCTCCATTCAGCGTGATGATACCGGCGAAGTGCAGGCCGTTGAGCTGGTTGTGCGCGGGCGACATAAAGAAGTCGATTCCGGCGAATGGAAAACCGGCGAGAGCAACACCACAAAAGTCAGCAGCACCAACAGCTACGCGAAGCTGACCATTAACGGCGAGGTGCTCTATGAGGTTGATGTGATCAACATGATTGAAATCGTTGATGGCGTGGACCTGATGGAAGAACACCGAAACGCCCTGGGCCTCTGATCTACTTTAAAGGCGCGGGCAGCCGCGCCAGTACCTTATTAACAGGAAATGACAATGAGCGAACAACTGACTGAAAAAACCGTACAGCTGGACACCCCAATCAAACGCGGTAAAACCGAAATTGCCGAAATTGTGCTGCGCAAGCCGCAGTCCGGCGCGCTGCGTGGCACCCGTCTGCAGGCGATCATGGATATGGATGTCGGCGCGATGATGACGATTATTCCCCGCATCTCCACGCCCGCGCTGACCGCTCAGGAAATGGCTGAAATGGACCCCGCAGATCTCACCGCGCTGTCGGTTGAGGTGGTCACTTTTTTGTTGAAGAAATCGGTGCTTGCCGGTTTGCCGACAGCCTGACGGTAGAAGACCTGGTGGCTGATATCGCCACCATTTTTCACTGGCCGCCGTCCGTCACTGACGTTATGCCGCTGACCGAAGTGCTGGAGTGGCGGCATAAAGCGATTCAGAGAAGCGGGGCCAGCGATGAGTGACACTAACCTGCGTTTGCAGGTAATTCTAAATGCGGTTGATAAACTCACCCGCCCATTCCGATCAGCGCAGGCCAGTTCTAAAGAGCTGGCTACCGCCATTCAGCAAAGCCGCGCAAGGTTAAAAGAACTGGACGCCCAGGCGGGCCGTATTGACGGTTTCCGCAAGGCAAGCGCGCAGCTGGCAGTCACCGGCAACAGTCTTAAAGCCGCACGCGAAGAAGCGGCGAAGCTTGCCACGCAGTTCTCGGCAACTAACCGCCCGACGGCGGCGCAGGCTCGTCTGCTTGAGCAGGCAAAAAACCGCGTTAACGAGCTGCAAAGCAAATACAACGGCCTGCGTCAGTCGGTGCAGCGTCAGCGTCTTGCGCTCAATGAGGCCGGGCTGGACACCAAAAAGCTGAGCAGTGCGCAGCGTGAGCTGCGGCAGAATGCCGACGAAACCCGGCAGGCGCTGGACCGACAGCAGAAATCCCTTAAACGCCTGGGCGAGCAGCAGGCCCGAATGAACGCCGTCCGCGATCAGTATTCCCGGCGACTTGAGGTGCGGGATCGTATCGCGGGCGCCGGAGCAACGACTACTGCTGCCGGGCTGGCGATGGGCGCGCCGGTGATGGCAGCCGTTAAAAGCTATGCCAGCATGGAAGATGCGATGAAAGGCGTTGCAAAGCAGGTTAACGGGCTGCGGGACGACAACGGCAACCGCACAAAACAGTTTTACGATATGCAGGATGCCATTAAGGCCGCCAGTGAACAGCTGCCGATGGAGAATGGCGCTATTGACTATGCAGCGCTGGTTGAAGGTGGCGCCCGCATGGGCGTGACAAACCAGAACGATCCTTACGAAGACCAGAAGCGTGACCTGCTGGCCTTTGCATCCACTGCAGCAAAGGCCGCAACGGCATTCGAGCTGCCCGCTGATGAGCTGGCGGAGGGGCTGGGGAAAATCGCGCAGCTGTATAAAGTGCCGACCCGAAATATTGAACAGCTTGGCGATGCCCTGAACTACCTGGACGATAACGCCATGTCTAAGGGCGGCGATATCATCAATGTGCTGCAGCGCATGGGCGGCGTAGCTGACCGGCTTGATTTCCGCAAGGCGGCCGCGCTGGGTTCCACCTTCCTGTCTCTGGGGGCCGCGCCTGAAATTGCCGCCAGCGCATCAAATGCGATGGTGCGCGAACTGTCGATTGCAACCATGCAGAGCAAGCGGTTCATGGAAGGTATGGATCTGCTGAAACTCAATCCTGAAGAGATTGAAAAGCAGATGACAAAGGACGCAATGGGGACCATTCAGCGCGTGCTGGAGAAGGTCAACAAGCTGCCGCAGGATAAGCGCCTGTCCGCCATGACGATGATATTTGGCAAGGAGTTTGGCGACGATGCGGCGAAGCTTGCAAACAACCTGCCGGAGCTGCAGCGACAGCTGAAACTCACCTCAGGCACTGAGGCTAACGGCTCCATGCAGAAAGAATCCGATATCAATAAGGATTCACTTTCCGCGCAGTGGTTGCTTGTGAAAACGGGCGCGCAGAACGCTTTCAGTAGCCTGGGTGAAACCCTGCGCCAGCCGCTGATGGATATCATGGGTTACGTCAAAAACGTTACCGGGGCACTGCGTCGATGGGTTGAGGCTAACCCGCAGCTGGCGGGCACGCTGATGAAAGTGGCTGCAGCCACAGCTGCGATCACCGTTGTGCTCGGCACGCTGGCGGTGGCCGTGGCTGCCGTGCTGGGGCCGCTGGCGGTGATCCGTTTTGGCCTGTCCGTGTTGGGTGTAAAAACACTCCCCTCCGTTATGTCTGCAGTGACCCGCACCGGCGGCGCGCTGTCCTGGCTGGCAAATGCGCCGCTTTCCCTGTTGCGCCGTGGCCTGGCTGCATCCGGCAGCAGCGCCGGATTGCTGGCGTCTCCCCTTAACTCCCTGCGCCGTTCTGCCGGGCTGGCTGGCAATGCGCTGAAAGCGCTGGCCGGTGCGCCGCTTGCTGTCCTTCGCGGCGGAATGTCTGGTATTCGCAACATTATCGGCATGGTAATGAATCCGCTGGCCGCGTTGCGCGGGGGATTATCCGCAGCCGGTGGCGTGCTGCGTTTTCTGACGTCCGGCCCGCTGGCCCTCCTTCGCGTTGCGCTGTACGGGATTTCTGGACTGCTGGGCGCCCTGCTTAGTCCGATAGGGCTGGTCGTGGCGGCCCTGGCTGGCGTGGCGCTGGTTGTCTGGAAATACTGGCAGCCGATAAGCGCATTTTTAGGCGGAGTGGTTGAAGGATTCAAAGCTGCAGCTGCGCCTATCAGTGCGGCGTTTGAGCCACTGCAGCCTGTTTTCCAGTGGATAGGTGACAAGGTCCAGGCGTTGTGGGGCTGGTTTACTGATCTGCTTACGCCGGTTAAATCCACCTCTGCAGAACTGCAAAACGCGGCTTCGATGGGGCGGCAGTTTGGCGAAGCGCTGGCGGCAGGGCTGAACATGGTCATGCACCCGCTGGATTCGCTTAAATCGGGCGTGTCCTGGCTGCTTGAAAAACTTGGCATTGTCAGCAAGGAGGCGGCCAAAGCGAAGCTTCCTGAGCAGGTCACGCGGCAGCGGCCAGCCACGGTAAACACAGACGGTAAAGTGGTGCTGCCGCCTGGCGGATTCCCGACGATGGGTTTTGCGGGTATGTACGACAGCGGCGGTACCATTCCGCGCGGCCAGTTCGGCATCGTGGGAGAGAATGGCCCTGAGATTGTTAACGGACCCGCCAATGTCACTGGCAGGAAACGGACTGCTGATCTGGCGAGGGTAGCGGCAACGCTCAATCCTTCCCGGACGGAACCAGCCAGCGCTAAACAACGTCCTGAACGCGGGATAGTTCTGCCTCCTGAGATTGTTAACGCCCCGGTGAAACTTCCAGGTCGGGATCGTGCTGCGGAGTTGGCTGATATCGCTGCAGCTGTCATGCCAGCACCGGTCATTACGGAAATCACTGATAAGAGGGCTGACACGGTGGCTATGCGTCAGAAGATGTTCGCTTCCGTCGTCGCTGGCGTAATGGGCATGGCTGCTGCCCCGGCAGAAGCCGCACCGCTTCATCCGTACAGTGTACCTGTCAGGACGCAACCGGCGCCGTCGGCAAATGCAGAGAGACAGCCGCAGGTAATTAAGTACGAAATAAGCGCGCCAATTCATATTGTCGCCCAGCCAGGGCAAAGCGCACAGGATATCGCCCGCGAGGTGGCCCGGCAGCTTGATGAGCGAGAGCGCAGGGCCAGGGCAAAAACACGCAGTAATTTCAGTGATCGAGGGGGTTACGAATAATGATGATGGTGCTGGGGTTGTATGTATTCATGCTGCGAACCGTGCCCTATCAGGAGCTGCAGTATCAGCGCAGCTGGCGGCACGCAGCAAACAGCCGGGTTAACCGGCGCCCGTCAACGCAGTTTCTTGGGCCGGATAACGATTCGCTTACTCTGTCCGGCGTCCTGCTGCCGGAGATAACCGGCGGCAGGCTGTCTTTGCTGGCGCTGGAGCAGATGGCGGAGCTGGGGAAAGCCTGGCCTTTGATTGAGGGGAGCGGGACGATTTACGGCATGTTTGTGATCGAGAGTCTGAGTCAGACAAAAACAGAATTTTTTGAGAGCGGTATGCCCCGGCGCATCGAATTTTCGCTGAGCCTGAAAAGGGTGGATGAATCGCTGTCTGATATGTTTGGCAGCCTCAGCGATCAGCTCAGTAATTTGCAGGACTCCGCCACCTCTGCGATAGGCAATATGAAAAATACGGTTGGGGGGTTACTGCAGTGAATTTCAGATCTGATCTCCTTAACCTGAACAGCAAAACTCCCGGTTTCAGCATCACCATTGAAGGTAAAGATGTGACTACCGTGCTGGATGCGCGCCTGGTGAGTCTGACGCTGACGGATAACCGGGGCTTTGAAGCGGACCAGCTTGATCTGGAACTGGACGACTCGGACGGTCAAATCGTTCTGCCGCGTCGGGGGGCCATTATTCAGTTTGCGCTGGGGTGGAAAGGTCAGCCGCTTTTTCCGAAAGGGGCCTTTACTGTCGATGAGATTGAGCACAGCGGCGCGCCTGACCGTCTCACAATTCGCGCGCGTAGTGCAGATTTCCGTGAAACCCTGAACACGCGGCGTGAAAAGTCCTGGCATCAGACAACGGTGGGCGAAGTCGTGAAGGAAATCGCCGCCAGGCACAAATTAAAAATGGCGCTGGGGCAGGACCTGATGGACAAGCCTGTGGATCATCTTGACCAGACCAACGAGAGCGATGCGAGTTTCCTGATGAAGCTGGCGCGACAGTATGGGGCGATAGCCTCAGTTAAGGACGGAAATCTGTTGTTTATCCGTCAGGGGCAGGGCAGAACGGCAAGCGGTAAGCCGCTGCCGGTTATCACCATAACCCGCCAGGCCGGTGACGGTCATCGTTTTACCCTAGCAGATCGCGATGCCTATACGGGGGTGATTGCCAGCTGGCTCCATACCCGTGAGCCAAAGAAAAAAGAGACGGCAAAGGTTAAGCGCCGTCGAAAGAAAACCACCGCGGCAAAGGAGCCGGAAGCAAAACAGGGAGATTACCTGGTTGGAACGGATGAAAACGTGCTGGTACTCAACAGAACTTATGCAAACCGCAGCAACGCAGAGCGAGCGGCAAAGATGCAGTGGGAGCGCCTGCAGCGCGGGGTTGCAACATTCTCCCTGCAGCTCGCAGAGGGAAGGGCTGATCTGTATACCGAAATGCCGGTGAAGGTGAGCGGCTTTAAACAGCCCATTGATGATGCCGAATGGACCATTACCACGCTGACGCATAGTGTCAATGCAGATAATGGTTTCACTACGACTCTGGAGCTTGAGGTAAAGATAGATGATTTAGAAATGGAATGACAATGTTCACAAAATGGATGTTCGTGTATCATTATGGGATTGCGGGTAATGACTTGGGGAGAAACGGATATGATGAATTGTCCGAAATGCGGACACGCGGCACATACTCGCAGTAGCTTTCGTGTATCAGATAATACGAAAGAGCGTTATTGCCAGTGCCAAAACATTAACTGTGGAACCACTTTTGTTACTCATGAAACCGTAGTGCGCTTTATCGTAACACCCGGACAGGTCGATCATGTGCCTCCGCACCCTTTAAACAGTGGTCAGGGGCACATGAATTTTTGA